ATGGTTCATCCCTTCCTGATTGATAAACCCTTCTGTGTCTTTTGAGACAGAATATGACCTGACAGATATTGGTTTACGCCCCGCCTGTCGGTCTTCTGCACTTAAATATGAGGATAGAGTAACAGTTACAGAGTTAAAGCTTTCATGGTAAGCTGTGATTTTTGAATAAGTCGCTTGAAGCCCGTATTCAGTCTGAATATTTGAAATAATAGCCATTTTACTTCTTTCCTTTCGCAATACCAATAGGTATATTTCCAAGTTCATAGGTATCAACCCACACATTAAAGTAGATTTCAAACTTTTCTTTATCGAGATCTATCACATCTTTATACCCCATAGAGAAAGCGTAATCATTAAGTCCTGAAAGTCGGATAAATAAATTAGCACAGTAACTATATGGAATAGTTACGTTTATATCTCCTGTATCCAATATTGACATTGCTCCGCCATTAAGTGAATTATCAAAGATTATATCTCTAAACCGTGTATCAAACTTATAATTCTGATTTGCTAAATCTATCCATCCATTAATGCTTGCAACACCTCTTTCTACTACGCCGTTTGGATTTACAACTACATATACTACCTTTAAAGTGATACCAACCAGCGAGTATCCTAAAAAATTTAAAGTTTGCAAAGGAGTATCGCTCTCATGGTACAATGCAAAATCTTGCCTGTCCATTCCCGTAAAATTATAAGTTTCATTACCCATTTGAAATTGAGAGCAATTTGGTCTAAAATAATCTCCAAAAAAAACCGTATTATTAAAGGCTCTTCTGAAAGGAGAATCATTTGGAATATAGGCATATAGCCCATTTGCAATATTCCCAAGTCCCCCATATATTTGGTGAGCCTTCCCAACTGCAAGACAAGAATATCCGTCTATTTCCTGACTACCACCACTAACAAAGTTGTCTGAACCAACAACAGTGTTTGAATCTTTGTCTGGCAAGATAATGTTTTTCACCCCATCTTGCACCTTTGCATATACTACGCTCCCCTGAGCAGGAGTCGGTATCGTAGCTTCAAATCCCTGGCCTCCAGTTAAATTGAAATAACAATAGCTGGTTGTATGAGTATAAGATGAAGTGTATGATTTACCATACCGGTTTAAAGGTAATATTTCATATTGTTTTTTGCTTGCCAAAGTCCTCATATAAATTGCAATATACTTGGTGCTGGTGCTTGATTGTCTGACAAACATCGCAAAATCATTTCCTGTTAAAGCAGTATGACCTGTGACACTGATTTGAAAGGCTGGAATAGTCGTATTAAAAGCTGTACTTGTAAGACAAGTAGCTAAATTTGCTTTTAAATTGATTTTAAAATCTTCCAGATTTTCAGGCATTGTGATATTAGCTGGAGACACTTCTTTAATTAACAAATCAACATCAATCGAATGACCATATTGATATGACGAATTGTACGCCATATAAATATCGCCAATCTTCTGCCATTTGTTAGATCCGTCTTCATTACTTCTGATTCTGCTGTAAGTTCCTAAAACACCATAAGAAGAATAGGTTGAAGCATCCGCTGAATTCGCCCTAATGTTAGACCCTGCAAAGCCTGCAAGCGTATGTACGCTTCTCTGAAAACTGCCAATACTGGAAGCCCCTGTAACTGATTGGGTAAAAAACACCCAGCCAGGATTACTGATATTTCTGACTCTTATGGTGATAGTAGTATTCACATACTTGTAAAGTGCCAGATACCAGTATCCGCCTGAATAGTGAATACAAGCATAATATATAACAAACCCATTTTCACCTGTTGAATAGGCATTATATGAGTTTGCCACATTTGCTGTAATATTAGCTTGTATTGACCCTGTATTATCCAACCTATGTGCGATATTAACAAATAGGGTCATTTCTGTTTTAGTCCCAGATGGCGTAATGGCTTGTATAGTAAATATACCACTTTTAATGTCAGCAGAATCTGGTATCCGGGCAATGTTAAACCACCCTTCAGTTGCAAAATTACTCACAGAAATATCACTGATTTCCGGTGTGCTGTTCAATGGTACTTTAATCCAATTTTTCATTTATACCCTTTCACCAATGTTGAATGGTTTAATGTAGGGGCAACCCTTGCGGTTGCCCTTCTTTGCGAGAGACTTCACTCATAGTTAATTTAAGTTGCACCTTGTCCGTCTTCAATCAATACATACAATTCGTAAGGCGAAGTAACATTAGGTCGCATGAGGATCATACTTCCGTCTGAAAAGTCTCCAACAGTTGGCAATGAAGTAGTGAAACATTCAAGTGCAAATTTCTTAAGTGCATTTTTATTCATATTTAATGCGCCTGTCATAGTATCACCTGCTTTATTAAGTTTGGTTGCAAGACTACCTGACAAACCATTGATATGAGCGATCTCTAATTGACTCCAGCTGTATGATCCTGCTGTGCCGGTTGCCATTAAAAAGCGTCCGTTATTCCCTGTTCCGTTGGCTGGTACATGCAAGTTCCCATCTCCTGTCGGATGAGAATAATTATTGGCTCCGGTAGCAATCCCATTCAGTTTTGTTTTATCTGCTCCAGACATCAACCCACTGACAGAGGGTGTTGCATCCGGTATCATTCCCCAGGAAAGTGATCCTGCTGTCGATCCCGCCATCAGCACTTTACCATTATTGCCTGTACCAGTAACAGGCACATGCAGGTTGCCATCTCCGCCAGGATGCGAATAGTTATTTGCGCCTGCAGCAATTCCGTTCAGTTTGCTTTTATCCGCTCCAGACATCAATCCACTGGCACTTGTCGTTGCATCGGCAAGATCAGTAATGTCAGATTTGACATGCTGATGACCAGACAAAGGCACCTTGATAAATGTTTTAGCCATTTATCCCTCCTTATTGAAACTGTTGCTCAAGCTCAGACAATTTTTGATTCTTATCCATGCCAAAAGCGGAATAAAGCATTTCTGCGATGATATCTACAAGGGCATCATCCACTTGGTTCTCGGTTTTGCTTGCCAGCTCTTTTAAAAGCTTAACAATCAAATCAATGATTTTTTCCACTGGTAAACATCTTAAGATTACCATTAAGAGCCATTTCAAGTATTCGTTTTTCATTTCTCCTCCTATAAATTCATTTGTAGGGGCAACCCTTGCGGTTGCCCTCTGGGTGGGGTGGTCGTTATCGTACCGTAAGCTACCAGCTTGCGAATCTTCTTCCTTCTTCTTCTTCGGTCTAATCGTAAAAAACAGCATTATTCCTCAATTGCTATCAGAAGATGTCCGGATTTACTGATTGCCAGTTGATTCTTATATTTTGGTACAGCATCATCTTCTACTTCTTTCAATGCCAGGCATTCTGCCACACCGTTCTTAATGGCGGGACTTCCGTTTCGGCTGTCGAGAACTGTCCATGACCGGTTCATCGTTCTGAATCTGATCTTCGTTGTGTATGATTTCAAATTCTGTGACGGTTGTGCCGGAGGGTTCTTCAGATATGCCCTGATGTCCGTCTGATCCGTTTTCAAGTCCATCTAGATACTCCTTCATTTCGTTGTAAGCAGTATAAGCCCCTTCAATTCTAAGTTTTTCCTTTTCCATTTCGCTGATTGAGTTTGTCAGATCGGTATTGATCTGGATTAGTTCATTCAATTTTCCTTCACAAAATCTTTTCATTATATCCTTCCTTTCTCTGTCTCTAATATTTTATTCCGTGTTCTTCCGTATTTCCGTGGTCGTTTTCTTTGTGGTTCATCATCCCTTCTTTGCGAGAGCCAATTCTTCCCATTATTCATTATTCATTATTCATTGACTTTGTTGTTGCCAGGCTTCCAACACCACCATATTGGCGAGTATCGTTCCAAGATCAGTCTTGAATTGCGTACTGCTTTCCAGCGCTTGAACAATGCTTGCCAGAGGGATATAGTTGTATTGACTGATGTCAAGATTGATATTGACAGGCAGAGATTCGGATCCGTTCACCAGATTCTTCTGTTTGATTGTGATCTGCATAGTCGCCTGTCCATTTTGCCATGCACCTGCGTCTGCCGGAGGTTTGGCGATTTGTATTTGTGTTGCCTGTGATTTGATTTGATAGCCAATAAGGCTATTATTAAATCGGTAAGCAACGACCCACTCATGCAGACAGCTGACACCTGCTACATCCAACACGACTGATGGACTGGTTATTCCAAGACCGCTTGGAACGACAGTCGGTGTCGCATTACTAAGATTTGCTGTTAGATTTGCCAGATCGCTGATATCAGACATGGAATGATTATGATGATAATCAGCCTTATCATCTAAAGCTTGTGCAATTAAATTGCTTGCCATATATCTGTCATCATGGTTATGCCCTTCGTCTGATTTACCCGCTATCAGCGCTTCAAGTGTTTCGTGATTGTGCTCTTTTGAGGCGTAAGTATTATTGTGATTATGATTGTTAAACGTGTTTTCCACCCCTGCAATATAAGCGTTTAGCACTTCAATTGCGGTATTATATATTTCTCCCCAGTTTTCCGTAGATACTCCTGGTAATGTAAGATTTGGCATTATAACTCCTTATACCCAGATTGTATTTGATATGGTTGATTGATTCCATGCGGAGTTTTGTGTCACATTTGGCATATTTTTTATCACTTCATCATACGGCTCTGACTCTAATTTCAGCGTGACCGAATCCGTTAAAAATCTGATTTGTGACGGATACGGCAGGACACTTTTAACTTTTCTGTATTGATAGCCGGTAACAGTTTCCCATGCTATCAGATAAAACCCGCCATTATGAAGTGCTTCGTGTGTCTTATAATACAAGTTCTCATATTCATCTGCATCGCAAACAATATCCACATCAAGACTGTCCTGATAATATTTCCCGTAACGATAAAACAAGGCGGGGTTGAAGGGATCCCTTTTCTCAAACAGATATTTCACTGTAACATTGGCGCTTATAGTGCCGGGAAACTCGTGTAATTCAACCCCGACCTTAAATCTTATCATTATATCTCCTCAAAATTGATATTTTTAAGATGCCATGACATCATATTTGATGACATCTGTAAGTTTGTCTGCATCTCTGCTTAAAGTAAATGTGATTTTAGCCACATCATCCTCTTTGTCCAAAGGTAAATCGCCTTCGTGAGTGATAGAGACCCCGTTTAATGCAAAAAATATGCTGTCTTTCCCGTCCGGAACAAACAGAAGCGAATACATTTCAGTAGTAAGTTCAGCAATAAAAGAAAACATTTCTTTGCAAACTGTTACATTAACCAGTTTCCCGGTAATTGTAAACCCAAGCCCAACAGTTGAGAAAGCTAACTTTTTTGTTTTTTGTGTCCATGAGACATTACTACTACCCCCCTCACTATCTCCAAACGGGATAAATTTTGGGGTTGCTCCACTATATAATGCAGATAATTCAGACTTTGTAACAGGGAAATCTTCTGTGTCAAATTTACCTTTTGCAATGTATATCTTACATTTATCGCCCATTACATTGTTCGCCTCAAAAGGGAACCCGTTTGCAGGCGTTGTTATTTTCGTTAAAGCCATATATTACTCCTTCTCAGGGATCAGTCGCCCCTGATTAATTAATTTCAGTTCAAATTTTGTGAATTCATCCCGTATAATCTGACGAATGTCATCTTTTGTAATGCGCTGTGTACATCTTTCAAGTTCGACAACACGCTTTTCAAGGGCATTGATTTTCTTTTTGTAATCGTTCCATATTGCCAAAACGAGCCCGGGAAGCACTGTAAACAGGATATAAGTAAGAATCGTATTTATTGATATCATGAGTTAAACAGCTCCATTTCTGCTTTTCTTCGTTTAGTCAGCCCGGGCAACGCCTTCATTTGACCGTTGACACGGGCTTTATCCCAGCGAAGAAATTCCTTTGCAGCGCCGTTCCAGTCTGCAGTATTGATTTTTTTTAGAAGGGTGGAGCTGGCAAAAGCGCCAACTCCAACATTAAATACAAAAGAAATCAACGCCTGCATCCGGTTATCACTCAGTTTGATTTTTACAAGGTCTCTAATCCTGACCATTGCAACCGCACAGTCAATATCAAGTAATCTCTCAGCCTGCTCTAAAGTAATTTCTTTAGGCTCATGCTCTTTAATCACATGACCATAGCCGATAGTCAGCTTTCCGGCAGGGCAGATATAAGCCTTTAATCTAAGACCTTCAAAGCGTTTGATAAGTTCTTTTGCTTTATCCATATTATCTCCAAACAGGGCAGGCGTAAAACCTGCCCCTACAGGTTACTTTCTTCTTTTAACGAGAGTTTGATACACAATATCCACACCGGCGCCGATACTGCCATGCAGGATTTTAACCCACTTAGATAGCTTTTTATCCTGAGCAATTCTGTTAATGACAATATCCTTTTTTTGCCTGTTTGTAAGCGTACTCATTTCTTTCGTTTCCACGATTTTTTCGATAATCTGGGCGTTTGTCATATTAAGCTTTAAAAGCCGATTTAGATATACTACCGCCAGACTCAGCAGTCCGGAAAATACCAAAGCAAGGAGTTCAACCACCGAGTTTTGAATGATATTTTTTACAGGGCTAACAGGCATCTCAATTGCCATTTCCCCTCCGGAAATGGAGGGGCTGGCAATATCAGGGATCTCTTGTGCAAAGGCTGTAAACGCCACAAGTAAAAGGGAAATCAGGATTAAGAGTCGTATATTTTTCATATAAAAACTCCTCTTTTAATTATCTCTCATGCTGACGACAAAGTCCGCTTCCTGGATTGTCCCGCCAAAATAGGACCAGATATTGACAAGCGTACCAGGGGTTAAAGGTTGTGGCAGAGAATCTGCACCAAATTCTTTCTGTCTGCCAAATGCCCAGCCAAGACTCTGATAAGCAAGCAAAGCGTCTTTGGTATTGTTGGCAGGAGTGGCATCAATCAAACCGCTGGCATTTACTTTTGGCAGGTCATTGCTCATAATGACCTCAAAACCCAGAATAGTGCCGATTACGCCGTCTTTCATGGCAGATGTGTCTAATATTTTGTCTCGGCTGATAAAGTCGGAAATATCAAGAATCTGAGCTTTTACAGTCGGGCTGACAACCAGATATCTGCCTTTCTGTGGCGCTTTTTTGGCATCAAGGGTTTCCATCAGTTTTAAGATATCTGCTTTGACAATAATGTTGCCGACACTGTCTGATTTCTTGATCTTGGATCCTGCACCGGCAATCATGCCTTTAATACAGAACTGGTCATAGACATCCAAAATTGCATCTTTGGCATCTTCTGTGTAATGATTTAAAAGATCCACATTGCTCTGTGATTCTTCCACATCTTTCACTACGAAAGGCACGCCTTTTTTCTGGCTAAACAGAAATGAAATGGTACTTTTGGAAGGATCATTGATATCACTGTCTGATGCCGGCAGGTCAACAGCGGATAAGACTCCGAGTTTTGGTCCGTTGTAGCCTTCGGCCTCTTTGTTCAAGACAAATGGCGTATAATCTGTAATTGTACTGAAAATTCTTTTTTTGGTTTCCAGTTCTTTTTTCATTTTGTTTAAGGTCTTGTTTGACCATAATTGTGGATAAAAGCCCATTATTTACCTCCCTGAGTTCTTTCCAATTCTGCTACCAGTGCCGGATTTTCTTTCATCAGACGGCAATATTCTGCCGGATTATCAAGCAGTTGCTGATAGGTGACGGCTTGTGGCTGGTTACTGCCTGCGATCATCTCCGGTTTTGTCAGATCTTCCGGTTTTTGAATGCTTTGCAGATATTCCTGATACTGCTCTTCGCCATTCATTAACATTTTTTCGGCAAATGTTTTTTGAGATGGAAGCAATTTTTTTGCCTGTACATCCATTTCAATTGTCTTGCTTACAACCTGCTGTTTTAAAGCCTGATGATTGTCTTTAAGTGCTTTAATTTTGCTGATGGCTTCATTTTTATCAGAAGCGCCAAGCAATGCTAAAATCTCGTCCATGGGTTCCTCCGTTTGGGTTTTGTTATTTATTTGCATCGCTACAAATTTCTCGTATTGGCTCTTGTTTTGAAAATAATCCTGTTCAAACAAATTATTAATTTCTTTCTCTCCGGATATCTCATGGCAAAAGCCCATTTTTTTTGCTTCTTCGGCTGTCAGCCATGTTTCATTATCCATCAGAGCGCTTACCTCTGTTTCGCCCAACCCGCTAAATGAGCTGTAAATATCTATCATCTGCGCTTTTAGCATATCCAACACTTCGGCAGATTTTCGTAAATCTTCGCTTTCACCGCATACGCTTGTCCACGGATTATGAATCATCAGCATGGCGTTTCTTGCCATGGTTACCTTAGTTCCCGCAAGGGCGATAATGCCGGCCATGGATGCGGCAAGTCCTTCTATGACCACTTCGGCCTTTTTATTCTTCAATACATTGTAAATCGCCAAACCTTCAAAAATTGACCCGCCTGGTGAATTAATATGAAGGACTATTTTCCCTTTAATATCCTTGATACTGTCTATAAAACTCTTAGCAGTAACGCCCCACATACCGATTTCATCAAAAAGATAAACATCTGTTTCACCGCTGTCCCTGCTTTCCATTTTGTACCACTTCAAGCTGTCCTCCTTAGCCGGCAGATTTCTCATTTATTTTTTCCAACTTTTTAAATCACTGCAAATCTCTTTACTTGCAGATTTTCGGATCCATTATACCACAACCCAGTCAAAATAAAAAACAAAGTGGGTAAATTACCCACTTTTTACCCCTTTTTTCTCATTTTCTGATATAATGACATCGCCGTAGCACCAAACGGGCAGGCGTAAAACCTGCCCCTACGGTTGACATCAAACAACAGAAAGGATAAAATTTATGCTTGATAAGCTCATGAACGAAATGATCACCAAACTTGAACAAACAAATCTTTTTAAACAAATCGAACCATACGAAGGGCAGTTTGACAATCCGGATGAATTCCTGATCAGACCACCGGTCTGTTTTATTGAATTCTCTGCAGGTCAGACAGATAAAGCCCTTCATATTAAATCACTTGTCAATGTCGATTTTTACATCACCACCAACCACATTAAAGGCAGGGTAAACTCTGCCATGCTGGATATTCTGGACACTATCAAAGAACAGTTTAACAAAAAACGAATCGCAAATATGGGAGAAACCCGCTTTATTGCCTTTGACCGGCTGGCTATTTTCCCCGGATTCTGTTCTTACAGGGTATCGCTTGAATTTAAGGAGGATTTTTAATGTATTCATCCATCATCAAACTTAAAAAAGCACTCGGAGATAAAGCCGAGCTGCTTCTCAATGGCATTGAAGACAGTGAATTAACTGATATTCTGACAGACTCATCAAATGTCATTGACTCTTATATCAAGACAGTCATTCCCCTGCCTCTCAATGAAGCAAATGCCATGCTTGACCAGATTTGCCTGTCACTTGCCAAAGCTGAAATTTACCGCCGTTTTGCTTCCAATGATCTGCCTAAAGATGTATCAGAACAGGAAAGCAAAGCATACAAAGACCTTGAAAAAATCCAACAGAAGAAGATTATTGTAGTGGCTCAGGACAATCCGGAAAATGATACCAATTTTACAGCCAAACCTGTTAATTTTAATATCTTTATGGAATAACCCGTACTACAAGCATCTTGCTTGTAGAATAACCCGTACTACAAGCATCTTGCTTGTAGAATAACCCGTACTACAAGCATCTTGCTTGTAGAATAACCCGTACTACAAGCATCTTGCTTGTAGAGAAAGAGAAAATATGTTTGACTCCCAACTGCTTAAAATGGTCGCCATCACCATTCAGGAACGAATCAAAAACAGGATCCGTCAAAACCGCATTACACCACAAACCCAAAAATCAGGCGGTACAACGCTGGTTGAATCTGCAAGACTTTTAAATTCCATTAACCACAAAATAGACGGAGACACCATTGTAATTGGTACAAATGTCAGATATGCCCGTATTCATCACGAAGGCGGGATAATCAAACCGGTCAGGGCTAAATTTCTGGCAATCCCTATTGCCAAAGTTGCTAAAACACTTTCCCCCAGAGATTTTGACAATACTTTCATCAGAAACGGCATTATTTACAGAGCCCTCGAAGATGATAAAGTGGAAGCCCTCTATTCTCTTAAAAAACAAGTCCGGATTCCTGCCAGACCTTATATGTTCATTGATCAAAGTGACCGTAATCTCATCAAAGACCGTGTAAACAACTATATTGTCGAAAGGATAAAAAATGGCTTATAAAATAACCGAAATCAACAAAGCCAAACAGCTCTATATTGTGGAAGGGCAAAGAATTGAAGATATTGCCAACCTGCTGAAAATCCCTGTCAAAACAGTCTATGCCTGGAAAAGAAAAGGGGAATGGGATAAAGCTCTCCGCTCTACCGGCAATATCGGTATGGCAATGGAAATGCAAAAAGCCTTTGAACAGGAGGTGCAAAAGGCGATTGAAGAAAAAAGACTGACCGATCCCGCCACCGCTGACGCCCTGTATAAAACTTCCAAACTCATGGAAAAGCTCCTTCCCAAAAAAATCATGCTCGCAAATATATTTAACATGCTTGAAGATGTAACAAACTACATCAAAACCATCGGCAATGATAAATTTTTGACCGAATGGGTCAAATATCTCCCCGAAATCTCTGACTTTTTAAGGAAGAAATACAATGATTAAATCCATGACCAATACCGAATTTGAAAAGAAAATTCAGGATCTCATTGAAAACATTAAAAAACAAACCGTTCTCTTTACCGATGATACGCCTGAGCTCCAAAGAAAACGAGTCGAAAAATCAGAAAAAGACCTTTTCTTTTTTGCAAAGACCTATTTCCCCCATTATATCCGTTCTGAGTTTGGCAAACCACATAGAACCATGCATAAGGAAACCGAGATAAAGGGACAGATTACTGGAATTGCAGGGTTCAGGGGACTGGGTAAAACCACCTTTCTGGCAATCATCAAGCCGGTCTGGCTGGCACTCTTTGGCAGGATTTTCTTCAATGTCAAAGTCGCTAAAAACAAAGACCTTGCCAAAGAAAGAACCATTGCCATTCGTTGCGAATTCCTCTTTAACAAAAGGCTCATCAATGACTTTGGCGCTCAGCTCCCGCTCTCTTCAGGTGAAGAACACGACTTTATCATCAAAGAAGGCACCCGCTTTCTTGCCATTGGCTACAAAGAAGGTATCAGAGGTAAAATACACAATTCCAGAAGACCGGATTACATTGACATTGACGACCTTGAAGACCATAACAGCTTTAATATCAAAATCGCCCAGGATAAACTTCAATTCGTAACCGAAGAAGCTTATGGCGCTTTTGACAAAGGAAACGGCATTCTTGTCTGGCTGGGAAACAGAACACATCAAAATTCAGCCCTCAACCTCTTTTATAAGTCCTGCACAGAAGGCGAACAGACAAACAATATGCGTAAATTCCTGCTGATTCCTGCCGATGACGGGTCTTTTAATCCCACATGGAAAGAGCACTATTCCAAAGAAGACCTGCTCAATATTTATCAGGCGATGGGCAAATTTGGTTATGAAAGACACATGCGGATGAATCCCGTGGTCGAAGGACTCAAATTTAAAGAAGAATGGTTTAAATACTATGATCTGCAGGAGCTTTTCAATCTCAAAAAGGAACATCCGGTTCATATCGTCTCATATTGTGATCCGTCTCTCGGTGAAAAGACCACCTCTGACTACAAAGCCATTATGACAGTCGCTTACTGCAATAAAAAATACTACCTGCTGGATGTTTACCTCAGAAAGGCAAGCATTATTGAAATGCTCCGCTATATGTACTGGCTGCATGAAGAATTCAACTGCATTCTGTATATGGAATCAAACTTCTGGCAGAAGGTCATTTGGGACTATATCCCGCAGTTAGCCAATGAATACAGGTATCTCCTGCCGGTTAACGGCATTGAAAACACTGAAAAAAAAGAGCTTCGTATCGAAAGAATACAACCCGTTTTTGAATGGGGCTGGCTCCTGTTTCCCAATAAAAAGAGCGAAGATCTCAGCCTCTTGATAGACCAGCTCCTCGGATTTCCCGCTTATCCCCATGATGACGGTCCGGACGCACTGGCCGGTGCCATCAGCTGTATGAAGCACCATACCGAACCCAATGTCTATAAATCCCTCAAAAAAACGACTGCCAACCAATTTTCAAACCTCTGGTAATAATTCCCCTCCGTAGGGGCAACCCTTGCGGTTGACCATTATGACGGGGCGGTAAGCCTCCCCTGCTTATAAAAAAAACCAAAGGAATACAAATGAACCTCTGGTAATGTAACGCAAGCTACCAGCTTGTGAAAAAAAAAGAAAGGACTATCATGAACCTAAAAAACCTCTTTAAAAAAGAACAACCAAATGCAAAAACAAATATCACCCTCAATAAAGTCTCCATTGATCAGCCTGAACCCATGTTCAGACACATTATCAATCCTAATTCCATTCATTTTGCCCTCTCCGATGCCGAACTCGGCAAGCTCAGATCCATACAGGCTTTATACCGCCAGCTTTACAAATTTGACGACAATCTCGCAGCCGATACCGATGTCCGCACTGAAGCAGCCAAAACCGCTTCCTTTATCCTGCCCGATAATCTCGGTAAACAGCAGGCTGACTATTTCAACGAATTTCTAAGCAACTTCCTCCCCGATCTCATTGACCATGTCATGGATCTGAAGCTGAGAGGTCTGCTCTTCAGACAGATTATCTACACTCAGGAAAACGGACTTTATAAAGTCTCTGCTTTTGAAGATTACAAAAACCTTGATTTAAGGCACGAAAACAGAAAAGTGGAATTGTATATCAACGATAAACCCGTAAGCCTCTCAAATTTGAAATTTGTGGCTTTATACAACGATTATCCAGTATATGAGTCCCTGCTGAAATATTATGCCTTCACTTCCTTCGCTTTAAACAACTGGGCTTCCTTTATGGAAATCTACGGTAAACCCATCAGAATCGGTAAATACAAGCCAGGCTCTGCTCAAAATGAAAAAGACAATCTCTGGAATATGGTCAAAAATCTCGGTACTGACCTTGCCGCCATGATCAGCGAAAACACCGCCATTGAGTTTGTGGAACATAAAAGCGTCTCTGCTTCTTCTGACCTCTATCACAATCTCCTCAAATTCTGTAGGGAATCCGTAACAAAAAGAATCCTCGGTCAGGTGCTTACCACCACTTCACAGGCGACAGGCTCTTATGCGCAGGCAAAGGTTCATGAAATGGTCAGACAGGATATTTTAGCCGGTGACCTCAGAGATGCCGGTCTCTACATTTCAAACATCTGTACCCTCCTGAACCAGATCAATTTTAACCAGGATAAAATCTCAGTTAAACTCATGGTGAATGACAAAATTGACCTTGAAAAAAGAATTGATATTGACACAAAACTCTCTGCCCTCGTTCCCGTTGACCCTGATTACTACTACAACACCTACAATATCCCAAAGCCTGCTAAAACTAATGTTGTAAATAATGTAGGGGCAACCCTAGCGGTTGCCCCCCTAGCGGTTGCCCCTCTTGCGGTTGCCCCTCTTGCGGTTGACCAGTTAAAACCTCATAATTCAAAATTCAACATTCAAAATTCACAATTATCAACCAGCCTGCCTGATATCACTGAAATCCATGACGAATACATCGCCACACTCAATTCTTACGAGGATATTCAAAATGCACCTTTCCCCGATAAACTCTACAAGGAGTACGCCCGGCAACTATCAGAAGCAATCCTAAACGCCTATATGGGTGATCATCCCGTAGGGGCAACCCTAGCGGTTGCCCCTCTTGCGGTTGACCATTCAAAATTCAACATTCAAAATTCACAATTATTTGAAACAGACTGGTCGCTCCTTGATATCAAAGCCCTCAATGCCTTCCGTGCCGAAGCTTTTGAAGTCGCCGGCGTAACATGTCAGGAGACCCTGCAAATGCTCAAAAAAGAAGCTGAAAAAGCTTTTACAGACGGCATTACATTTGCTGACTGGCGTAACAATGTAAAGCTAAAAGGTTTCTCCGCTGACAATCCTTATCATCTCCGGACAAACTTCAATACTGCCATAAACAACGCTTATCTGGCAAGGCAGTGGAATGACCTGCAGGAAATTAAAGACTTTTTCCCTTATCTCAAATATACAGCGGTAATGGATGACAGAGTCAGGGAAGAGCATGCCGAATGGAATGGCCTTATCCTGCATGTTGATGACGATTTCTGGAAAACAAACTATCCGCCAAATGGCTGGAATTGCCGGTGCTCTGTGACCCCTATGCCCGAAAAGGAAGCAAAACAGGATCCGGACTTTGGTAAAAAACCAGATCCTTACACAACCACAGACCCAAATTTCCGAAAAAACTCCGCCCTCGATAATTCCATCTGGGGTAAATGGCTGGATAAAAAAGATGTCGGTAAAGCCGTCAAATCAGCTGATGAGTTAAATCTGCCTCAATGGAAAGAATATACGGAAGCTGATCAGCCGGATCCGATTCCGATACCTAACAACGCAGACAAAAAAACACTTCTTGATATTATGAAGAACTATCTGAATGACCGTATTATCAATGACCCGAATAACTTCCCTGTATTTCTGGATAAATCAAAATCAGAAAAATTTGAGCGATATTCTCGTGACGATATCGAAAAAAGAGTAAAATATATGGCTTGTATTGATGACACAATTCAAAATCCGACAGAAATCTGGCTTGATTACAATCAAAAACGAATCAGATACCTGAAAAAATACAGCCAAAATATTTTGGTAATAGCTGATTTTCATAATGGGCAGTTTGATTACTTTAACATAATTACAGAAGTTACTAATACTTACATTGAAAAACAAAGAGCAGGCTTTTATTTGGGAAGATAAAAAAAGAGTGGGGTGCCTGATGTCAGGCATTCCCACAGCTTCCTCCGGCTCAGTCAGAGACATCTCCTCACCGGGATCAGGAGGTACAGTTTCCTGTAGCTCATAATAACAAAATAACTTAATTTACTTTTTTGTCAAATAAAAAAAACTTAATTCTTCATTTTTAATTCTTAATTAAATCACACCTTCTTCCCATAATAAATATCTTTTACCCTGTCAAACGACAAAAAATACTGCTTAGAGGTCAATTCTATTGCCTGCCTGACCATAAACCCCAATTTCTTATATTCTTCAATTTTTTGGCTGATTACTGCGTTTCGCTCTTCTTTTCTTGTCATAAAACACCTCTCTTAATTCTTAATTCTTAATTTTTAGACTTCCTCCAAAAACATTCCTGCTCTGCAAATGCCTTCGCCCATTCAAGTCCCATTATATCAACGCATATCTGCACATTGGCACGGATTCTTTTCACTTCCAGTAAAAAGTACTTCCTCAATGCACACTTCTTTTTTAGCTTCCTGTCACAGCGCGGTTCTTCGCACCAGGGCACACAACATCCAACCATCTTCTGAGTTTCCTTACCGTACATTCTACATCCTAATTCAAAATTCAAAATTAAAAATTCATAATTAAAAAGGCTCAGGTTTCCCCGAGCCTACACTATTTCAATAACTTAGCAAGTCAGCTTGTCGTAACTTGTCACTTATACGGTGGTTTCAAGCGTTGCATATCCGCTTACTTTGGGCAAATACCCGTTTTCAACGGTGGATTTAATGCTTTTGATCACAGAGGTTCTAAGTGAGTTAATGTCCATTGTTGACACTTCAATCCCTTCAGATTTGCTGTAAGCATATACAATTTTAGAGAATAAGGCATAAGACGAAGGGGCAAGCTGGGTGCGTCGAAGCAGGCTTTTGTATTTGTAGGCGTATAATTGCAGGTTTGCTTTGTAGCCGGCAGATGCCTGGTTCCAGATATTGCGGATTGTGTCCGAATTTGCTTTGAACGAAAGATGCTGAGGCATTTCTTTAGGTTTTGTGTAATCTCTGGCAATACATACGGCGCCGCCGTTGTAAGCAGAAAATACAATGTCATTTGCCCTGTCAGCACCGGAATAACTTGAGATAGCCTTCTTAAAAGTAACTTTCATTAGTCCTCCTTTTAATTCCCCTCTGTAGGGGCAACCCTTGCGGTTGACCTTCTGTTGCGGGGTGGTAAGTTTAATTCTCTTTGCGAACTTTGCGATCTTTGCGAGAACCCGCTTTAATTCAAAATTCACAATTCAAAATTAGTTATGTACCGTAAGCTACCAGCTTGCGATAAATCGTTCTCTGCTTTGCGTTCTTAGCGCTCTTTGCGAGAGCCCTCGGTGGTCATTTTACATTTTAAATTTTACATTTTACATTTATTTCACACACTATGCGTCTGTCAAAGATCGTCAGAGTTCCGGATTCTGTAGGGGCAACCCTTGCGGTTGCCCATTATTGCGGATCCCACAAAACAGGGCAGGCGTAAAACCTGCCCCTACAATAACGGCATTTTGTTTTAAAAATGAGTGGTTTTGCAAAAAGTTGGAAAAAATAAATGAGAAATTTGTCCAGCTTGTCCAATTAAAAAACACCCTCTTTTACATTTTACATTTTACATTTTACATTCCGGCGAAGCCGGCTCATTTCCACGGTTCCATTTTATGCCGTTCTACCCATTCCTGCAGGTCTTTACCTGGTATCCTGATATGAGCCCGCACGCTTTTACTCAACTTAATAGCCGGTAATGGGTCTAATGGGTCATTTACCAGCCTGTACACCTGTCTTTCTGAAATCTCCAACATCTTAGCCACCTGGTCAGGACGGTAAGACTTTGAAATGTCGATCATAATCACACTCCTTTTGTATAACAAGCTACCAGTTTGTATTTTGCGAATGACATCAATGTCCCTGGCAAACTTATAATATTTACTCTTGTGAACTTGTAAGGATTTACGACAAGTTCGTTTTCTCTGTGTCCTCTGATTCCTCTGTGATTAAAATCTCATTGTTTACCCTATCAATAAATTTATCATTCGCCGAAAATCGTGATGCAAAATTAAGACACTTACTTTCACATCCTTTTTTTTCGTTATCACAATAAGATTCGCAGGTCTCATTCATAATTAAATGAACTATTTTGTCTATTTGTTCTTTTGTAAGTTTCATATTTATCTCCTTTTCTTTGCGTACTTAGCGCTCTTTGCGAGAATCATTTTGCTTTTCTGTGTTCAAAACTTCCTGGTATCTCTCATCAAGCTCTTTCATTTTCTCATATTCTTTTCTATCCCTATACACCGCATACAACGCATACATCTGTTTGACATTATCCGGTATTTCAAGTCCTGACCGGTTCTTGATCAGCTCCGCCAAGGTCTTATAATCAGACCATTTTCTTGACGCCGGCAATATGGTCGGCTCCTTAGCTGATATGGCTTCGTTGAGGTAACCCTCAAATTTAGAAGCGCAGTACAGAGTCGATGGTCTGAGATATTTTCTCATATCCGGATTATCCAGCCATTGACCAGCTTTCAAGCGATGTATCGCCTTGAAGTCATCAACTTCGAAGTCCTGCGCCAGTCTGGCATATATCAATCTCAGATTTTCATCAGAAGCCCGAAAATGACCCATGCAGACATTATTTAAATCAGCCAATATCTCAAGTGCTTTTTTTTTGTTTAGTTCGCTAGCGCTCAGGTTTTGAGCCTTCTGCTCGGCAATTCTGATATTCCTCACCAGGAATGACCGTTGTTTCTTTTCCAGCTCCTCTTTTCCGATCATTTCCTGCAATTTAAGATAAAGCTCCCTATTGGTCGTCAACAATCACCTCCGCCTCAACCTGCTCAATCTTTGTTACCGTCAATCCCCAGCGCCGGATCTGTATGTATTCCAGCAATTGCAGGAAGTCACGCTCTACAAATAATTGAGTCTTAGGGCAGGAATCGGAACCCTTATATGCTACTTCATAGACTTTCATATACTGCTCTTTATCTCATCAATCGTCTGGAAGTATAACTCCAATAACTGCATGCTGATCTTTTCGTATTGAAATAACATCTGATCAATTTCATCATCCATAAGATTCATTTCTTTTAAATGCTTTACCAGTTTAACAAAAAGCGCTTCTCTTTGTTCTTTCAGATCAATTATCTTCTTCCTTTTCATCTTCACCTCCATTATGCACATAAGCCATTGCATCTTTTAATTTTCTAAAGTTTTTCTCAAAAGCCCCGTTTTTACTGACTTTATGCCAGCCATACTCATATTCTACTGTCCAGTTGTCTTCACCGCTAAACCATTCAATTTTCTTTTTATCAGCCATAATATCCCCTTTTCTTTGCGGTTAAAAATTCCCCTCCCGTGGAGGGGTGCCACTTTGTGGCGGGGTGGTAAGTTTAAACATCAAAAATTGTTAACTGCTTCTTTTTATTGAAAAAATCATCAATCAGATCACTGCGAAATGGTACATCAGGGTCTCCAGACAAAAGACCGTAAAGTTCTGAAAACTGGTGGTAGCGATTCTTTTTTAGAATTTCAGCGACGGTCTTATAGTCGCATTCTTCAACGGCCTTTTTCATTTGTTCAAATCTCATATCAGCAATCTGATGCAGCATCCCGTTTTTCTCATATAGCTCTTCTTTTTCATATTCAAACCAGTCTCTAATTGCTTGATTATAACTGTATTTATTCTGGCAGACACCACAAAACATATATGTTCTTGTTCTGTCAAAACAGTTGTTCAAAAAAACTCTTGACCCACAATTTGGACACTTATAACTTACAATTGTGTATATTTCCCGTTTATCTGTCATTTTTTTATCCTCTTTTCTTTGCGTTCTTTGCGTTCTTTGCGAGAGTCATCTTAATTCAAAATTCATAATTAAAACAGGGGCTTTCGCCCCCATTATTCATTATACATTATACATTAAAGCAGCGCTTTGATTATAATGCTCATGTGTTGCCTGTAGCTCCTGTTTTAGTTCTTCCTGTAGCTTATGTGATACAGCCAGATCACTTTCCAACCTATCAATCTGCCAGTTTTTCTGATTGATTTGTTCTTCCAGATCGGCAATCGTCTCATTCTTACCGGCGATAATCTTACAACGAACAGACTCTTTTTGTAGCATTTTGTCTCTTTCGCAAGCCATATTCATATACATTGCCCAATAATTATGATTTGTTTTGCTCAATCCTTTGATAATAGATCTTTGTGTAACTACAACCAATGCCATTATTAGCCACATTACAATTAAAGTTACCGTAGTCCATGTCATTTCTCCACCTCCATACTTGCAAAGTTCAATCTGACTTTACGCCATTCATCCCGTGCTGTTTCTCTTACTTTGAAATTGATATACTCTTTACTGCCAATTGTTGTGATAGCAGTATCGATAATGTCCATCGCTTCACACCATACCGGATCATCAAATTTAAATTTACGCAGTGCCAGTATCTGTTTTGTGTCCACATTGCCCTTTTTATCTACATTGAAAGCTTTCATCACAAGGGTTTTAAGCTCTGCTTTGGCATTACTTGCCCATCGATTCAAACAGTCATCAATCTTTGATTTTGCCACATTCAGGCGCTCATCAAAGGCAATGACTTTGTTGATCTGCAGGTCAACTGCTTTTGTTTTATTAAAGTTCATCAGACTGGCATTGCCTTTCCAGTTCTCGCCATATGATTCTGCCATTTTTCCCAGATAATTACTAAC